CCATCAGCACCTATGGCGCTGTCATAGCCCAAGACCTCGCCCGACTGTATAGCACCACTATGGCACTGCCAACAAACCGCTTGCAAATTGTCCAGATCGAAGAACAGGTCGCGGTCGCCCTTGTGCGGCTGCATATGATGCACAACGGCTGATCTAGGCGAGCGTCTGCCATTTGTCAGCATGACGCGACAACGCTGACACTGATAACCGTCGCGGATCAATGCCTGACGCCGTAACGTCTGCCACGTCGCTGTGTGATACAGCTTCCGCCACTCGCGCGCTTCGTCGGTGCGCTGCACAATCATCACCAAAAAAAATCGCCGGCCCGATTAAAGGCCGGCGAGTCCAAAGCCAAACAAAGGGGAGGATACGCCCAATGACCTGGAGGAGAAGGGCCATCAGTCAGATCAAGATATGCCATTGCCCGGATGCGGTCAAGCAACCAGTCAACCGCCGCATCGGGACCGGTATCGGGTATATCACCCCTTACGGGGTGATTTATACCTGCCGATACCGGGTCCACTCGCCTTTGCCACCCGGTATCAGAAACCCCGATACCGGCTAGGTACCGGCTGATACCGCCCCATTTTTCTCCATTAATAACAAAGCCTTATACGTCTTATCGACCAGATACCACCCGATACCGGTGTCATCTGTCGGCGCTATAATGCCAGCCTGGAGCAAAAAGCCGATCAGCTTGGTTTCCACAGACGGTTTGGCGCAATTCTTGGCGCTTGCCTGCGACAATCCGCGGCTATCAACATAGAAATTTATGACGTCGTCACGGCTGATGCACGGGCTAGCCTCGAAAAGATTCGCGCCGCCGGCATGCCACCAGCAGGCTCTAAAATCCTGCTTCATGCGAGCCAGTTTGCTGTCCTCTTTCAGCGGCGTTTCCGGCCCGTCGGACGGCATCAAAACGGCGCTGGTGACCTTCTCGCCGTCCTCGTCAAACCAGCCGGCAATCTCAACGCGGTCCAGTGACGCAAAAATTGGATCGGCCAGTTCTGCATCTTTTGATTTACGCTGCACCACCTCGATGACGTCGCCCGGCACGACGCTGATCTCGATATCGAGTGCGCCTTTCCATGCGCTCGACCCGCGCGCCCGGTGTTGAGCCTCGGCTGATACGCCAGTGTGGTGCACCAGGATTACGGTGCAGCCAAACTCCTGGATCAGCGCCCCGCAGGCGTCGAGCATTGTTTTGGTATCTTGGGCGCTGTTCTCATCACCATCCAGGAAGCGGTGCAGCGTGTCCACCACGATAGCGGATGGCGTGACGGATAGAGCCCGGATGGCGTCGGCTGTTTTTTGGTAGCCGGCAGGCGTATTCAAGTCCAGGCCATGGCGTGACAGCCACATATCCAGGCTATTGACGCCGTGATGTTGTTTCCAGGCGGCGACGCGGCCACGCAAACCGTGGTGTCCTTCGCCGGCCAGATAGATCACCGGACCTGATCTGACCTTGTGGCCATGCCACTCAGCAATAGCGCCTTTGCTGGCTATCGACAGCACCATGTCCAGGACCAGGAATGTTTTACCGCCGCCTGATGGGCCATGGATCATAATGAGCGCATCGCTCTGCACCCAGCGCTTAATCAGCCATTTGATCGGTGCGGGCTGTTTCGAAAAGTCGTCAGCAGGGACCAGCCAATCATCGACCGGCGGGAATAGCAGGCCGTGCAGATCATGGCCGGCCAGATGGTAATCGTTCGCATCTCCCAGATCGGGCGGCATGACGATCCTAGCGCCGTGCTTGGCGGCGGCTTCGTCGGCCTTGTTGCGCCCGACGCCAGATGCGTCGTTATCCGCGACAATGACGATATCCTGCTGCGCGCCGTGGCGCTCGCGTAGCTGGCGCACTACCTCCGGCAGGTTGTTGGCACTGTAGGCTATGACGACCGGGCGGTTGCTGATTTCGCGGATCGTGGCGGCCGTGGCGAAGCCTTCGGCAACAAATATTGTTCCGCCATCCAGATCGCCGAGTGTCCAGGAACAGCCGCGCGTTACCGCGCCGGAGTGATAGCGCTTTTCATCACCGATATATTGCAGGCTGGAAAGACTTCCGTCCTCTCCGAACAGCGGGACGATCAATCGACCATCGCCAGTCGCTCGCGCACCATGCGCCTGAATGCCTTTGCGCTTGAGGTATGGATGATCGGCGCTGGCAGCAATTGCGCCGGCCCAGATGTCGGCAACGGTCTCGGCGGCGACCTCGGCCTTGCGCTTGCGCTCCTCATCGCGACGAGCCTTGGCCTCGGCCTGTCTGGCAATCAGGCGCATCTCCTCGGCTGGCGAGAGCTTGCGGCCAATGTCGGCGCGAAACACGACGTCGATCTGATCTCGCCAGCAGCCGAAACGCCCGGCAACGGGCTCGTCGGGAAAGGCGACGTACCAGCCAGAATTGTCGCGGCTCCGGCCCTTGGTGCTGAAACGATGCAGGTTTCCGTCGATCATGATATTTGGCGGCGGGTTGATCCCAGCCGCAAGCATGGCGTCGGCAAGCTGGATCTCAGGCGGATCGGCTGGCAGATCGGTTGGTATGCGGATTGGACCGCCAGGAAATTTTGCCATCATCTCACCCTATCGTCTACAAGCTGACCGTGCCGCTGGGCGTCCAGCAGTATCCCACAACATGCCATGACGTGGCCAAGGTGCGAGACGCCGCTTTCTGGGTCAAGATCCTCGACCTCCTGCCATGCCTTGATGTGACGGAGCATGGCGTGAATGTACACCGATGCCGCCACCTGCTTCTCGCGCCAGTTCCAAGGCCCATATTTATCGGCCCCTAGCTGATGCGCGCCGGCAGCAGCTTCCAGAGCGGCAAGCGGGATCAGGCCCAGAGACGGCTTCTGGACGCCGTAAATCGTCTTTGGATTATTGTCTGGCAGATCACTCATCGGCTTTTAGCTCCCCTGCCGTCAGGCGTTCAATCTGGTACTGCCGCAGCATTGGTGGACGCTCGCCCCATCTGTATATCCCGTGCGGCCAGATCCCGATGGCCGCGGCCAAATCCTTGATTGATCCAAAATGCTGGATCGCATCGGCGGTGGTCATTTTTTTTCTCCTCATTGCTGATTTTCTTGAACCTAGGTGTTGACCCGCGAGAAGTCAATTGCTATATAGAAATCACGGCAACCGGAATCACCCGACCAGCCGCAAACGAGGAACTGAGACGATGACAAAATTCAAAACCGGCAAAACCTACACCCACAACTTCGCAGGCGACTACAACGCCTGCGTAGCCTGGAAGGTTCTCAAGCGCACCGATAAATCCATCACCATTGAGTCGGACACCTTCGGGCGCAAAACTCGCCGGATCAAAGTCTGGGATAACGCCGAAACCGTTATGCCGCTGGGCTCCTACTCTATGGCCCCGGTTTTAACTGCGGTTTAATTTTACCGAGGCGCGCTAAGCGCCTCCCCACCACCTCCCCACCACCTCCCCACCACCTCCCCACCACTTCACACAACCTGGAGGATCTGCCACATGGCAATCAATGTACAAAACACCGGCTCGACAAGAGCCGGTAACGTCAAAGTCCTGGTCTACGGCCAAGCCGGAGCCGGCAAAACCAGCCTGATCCCCACCATGCCAGCCCCGATCATCCTCAGCGCCGAGGGCGGGCTTCTGTCTATTCGCGACAGCAACCTGCCGTTCATCGAGATCGACGGCATGGACACGCTGCGGGAAGCCTACAAATGGCTGACCGGCAGCGATGAGGCCAAGGCGTTTGACAGTGTGGCGCTCGACAGCATCAGCGAGATCGCCGAGGTCTGTTTGGCCACCGAAAAGGCCAAGAGCAAAGACCCGCGACAGGCTTACGGGGAGATGCAGACGACCATGGCCGAGGTCGTCCGCTCGTTCCGAGACCTGCCGCGCCACGTTCTATTCACCGCCAAACTGGACAAGAGCCAGGATGAAATGGGCCGGATGCTCTATAGCCCATCCATGCCGGGAAACAAGACCGGCCAAGCGCTGCCCTACTTTTTCGATTTGGTGCTAGCGTTGCGGGTCGAAAAGGACACGGACGGCAACATCCAGCGGGCTTTGATGTGCCAATCCGATGGCCTGTGGCAAGCCAAGGACAGGTCCGGAAAGCTGGAAGCCTGGGAGGCACCTGATCTTGGCGCGATCATCGAGAAAATTGGAGGATAAAATGAACCTAGATTTGGACACAGCCGCCGCCGAATGGATTGCAGCAAAAGAAGCCGAGCGCGAGGCCGTCGAGCGTCGCCGCAAGCTGGAGGACCATATGCTTTCGCTGCTGGGCGTGCCAGACACACTGGATGGTACAGCGACCACCGAGACTGACGGCGGGCACAAAATCAAAGTGGTCGGTCGGATCGGGCGCAAGGTCGATGGCGATCTGGCGCAAGAGATTGCGGCAGAGCATGGCCTGGAAAATTATCTGGCCAAGCTATTTCGCTGGAAGCCGGATCTTGACTTAGCCGTCTGGAAAGCAACCGACCCAGAGGTCACAACACCTTTTCTCAAGGCGATCACAAGCAAACCCGGTCGCCCATCATTCACCATCGAACAGGAGTAAAACGATGGCCTTCTTTATCAACCCGATCAGCTTTGCGGACATCCCGCAAGACGATGAGCGCGGTCCAATGGAGCCTATTCCCGAAGGCGTTTACGACGTCGTAGTGCAAGGCATTGACTTGCGCACGACCAAGGCCGGAACGGGTCAGTATATGGCGACTAGGCTCGACGTCACAGGCCCGACGCATCAAGGCCGAGTGCTCTGGACCAACATCAACTTTGACAATCCAAATTGGGCAGCGACGGCCATCGGCCTGCGGCAGCTTGGCGAGCTGATGAAAGCGGTCGGCGTAGATCCGGTTGATGACACCGACCAGTTACTGGGCGGTCGGCTAAAAGCAACGGTCATCATCAAGGATGATCCGCAATACGGTCGCAGAAACGAAGTGAAAAAACTGGTCAGCGCCGCGCCAGATCGGTCGGCAGCGCCAGCGCCAGCCAAGGCCGCGCCAGCCGCCAAATCGTCTAGCCCGCCGTGGGCTCGCTAAACAGGGAGCCGGGGCGAGAGCCCCGGCAATAACTATGACAAAAATGCCTGACAGCATCGACCGAGTAGCTCTAGCTATTGACGCCTACCACGAAAAACAGGCCGACCAACCGCGCCCGCACCTGGGCGCGTCGATCCTTGGCCATCACTGTGACCGGTGGATTTGGTTGTCATTCCGCTGGGCGATCCGCGAACAGATACCGGGCCGGGTGCGGCGGCTATTCCGACGCGGCCACAACGAGGAGGCCATGATTGTCAAAGACCTGCGCGCCATTGGCGTCAACATCCGCGCAACCGAGTATGACCAGACCAGAATTGAGTTCGGCACGCATATCGGCGGGTCGGTCGATGGCATCATCGAAGGCGGTGTGCCGGGCGCGGAGACCGCTAGGCACATTGCCGAATTTAAGACTCACAACCGCAAATCATTCGAAGATTTGACCCGCAAAGGCCTGCTCGCCGCCAAGCCTCAGCACTGGTGCCAGATGCAACTCTACATGCACGGCACGGGCATTGAGCGGGCTCTTTATGTGGCCGTCTGCAAGGACGATGACCGCATCTACACCGAGCGGGTTAAGTACGATCAGGAGGCGGCGGAGACCCTTTTAGACCGTGGTCGGCGATTGGCTCTGGCCGAGCGTATGCCTGACCCGATCAGCGCCGATCCGACGTGGTTTAAGTGTAGATTTTGCCCCGCCCACAGTTTCTGCCACGAGCGCCGGCTGACCGAGGAGGTCAACTGCCGGACGTGCGCACACTCGACGCCGACCGAAGACGGCAAATGGGCCTGCGCGCGGTGGGAGGCTGATCACGTTGAGGTTGAGCATCAGCGCACCGGTTGCCATGCGCATGTCTTGCATCCTGATCTGGTGCCGTGGCCAATCAAGGATAGCGGCGACCCGAACGAAGCCGTCTACGTCATCGACGGTGTAGACGTTCGCAACGGCGAGGCCGACGCTTTTACATTTTCTAGCCAGGAACTAATCGCCGGTGGCGATGCCTGCGCGCGGCAGGAGGTGGGCGAGATCCGGCGGGCGTTTCCAGGCGCGACGGTGAAGGAGGTGCGCGATGCTGCGCGACTACCAGCAGAGGGCGATTGATCAGCTATATGCGTGGTTCTTGGAGCATTCTGAGGGCCACCCATGCCTTGAACTGCCGACCGGATCCGGCAAGAGCCACATCGTGGCGGCGTTGTGCAAAGACGCGCTGGAGAGTTGGCCAGGAACGCGCGTCCTCATGTTGACGCACGTCAAAGAGCTGATCCGCCAGAACGCCAACAAGATGCTGGAGCACTGGCCAGAAGCGCCGCTTGGCATCTATTCGGCTGGGCTCAATCGGCGCGAGATTGGCCAGCCGATCACGTTCGCCGGCATCCAATCGGTGCGGAATAAAGCCGACGATATTGGCCACATTGATCTGGTGATCGTGGACGAGTGCCACCTGATCAATCACAGGCAGGAGGGCGGGTATCGCAAGCTGATCGACGATCTGACAGC